TTAAAAAACTCAATAACTTCGGAGTAGCGTAAGCTACGGAGTTGTGTAACAATCCCAAGACATTGAGGGCACCAGTTTCTTATAATAGTGTAGTTGGCAGACGTAAGGGCGTACTCAGCTGCCAGATGAAGCAGTGAATTCTGTGGACTGATAGAGAACGTGTGATATTCAGGCTATGCGTTGCGCAGTTATAAGTTTTAGGTGTAAAATGCAATTTAATCATTAACTAAATAAATAATCATATGGACAGAGATACAGAATTAGGTATGTTATCAGTAATAATCACAATGATAGTACTATATCTATCTATATGGTTATTTAACTAAGATATACAGATTTATTCGCAAAGTAATTATTCTATGAAATGCAAATTATCCTCATATGTTGTGAAACATAATTTAACCACGTTAAAGTATAATAATATAAGTTAGGTATGTCCTTATAAAGACTTATGCACATTAAAGGTTGAAGATTGAATAGTAATCCACGTGGTAGATGCAGTTGTAGGTTCCAACTGGTGCACATCTTTTAGAGACAGCAACCAAGCTCGAAGTAAGCAGAGCGAAGATTAGCTATACCTCGATAGGCTTAATGAGGTGCTTAACAGTCTAACACTAACTGAACAATAAGTGTTGATACTTTAGTATCTAACTATTATATCAACACAATGATATATGAAAACTCGTGTATGATGTATATCTCCTTAATTAGGGCGTTACGACGTTCCAGAAACGTAGAAAGTTAATGCAGTAAATATTACTGCATCTACACTGTGAGAATCAGTGTCAACTTTGTGGGGCTTATATTTAGACAATGTATGATAATAGTTGCAAATGTTATTATATAATCTAATATTAGTGCAGATGAAATCAAAGATAGTTCGTATTTGCAGTATTGCGGGATACGAACAAGTCAAGTCATTATAAGACTGGGTAGCGTAATACAAAAAATCCTAGCTGACCTGTAGCTAGGTATCTTTAAGGTGAGAATCCTTAACAATCCTGTGGGGCTTATATCTTTATCTCTGAGGAGTTCTTTATCGCCATGGTAGTAGAGAAGAACTATCTACGGTGGATGGTCTACTGAATGCTTGGATGTGTAAGAGAATAAAGTATTAGTGCAGACGTTAAAATCAGGAACAACTACATCATTCCTAACAATATTATCGGTCACAAGTCTAACAACAGTGTGATGTAGCCAAGTTTGTCCGTCCTTAGATTTACAGTATCAGCCATTTGTTTATTTAATCATTGTTCGTTCTTAATTATACAGATTGATTAATTAAGCATAACAGTAAGCGTACTGTTGTCAGTATATTTATATGTGAATATAGATATACTGATTGCACTCATTAAGGTAGCCTTCATGTGGCGAGTGTGTTAAGTAGTAGGTCTAAAGAATCTTCCAGTTTGTACCTATGAAAACTAATACCTTTAACCGCCAGCTCACGCGGTATATAAGACAGGATTGCCGGACCCGCAGGTGTAACGAGATAAATACCTGCATTTTTTATTAACCTTAATAATTATCAAGTTGTAAACTTTAATTTAATGCCCAGATGGCGAAATAGGTAGACGCTAAGGTCTTAAACACCTTTGACCATTGGTCGTGCGGGTTCGACTCCCGCTCTGGGTACAATTAGTAATTAACATTAAAATCAATTTAATATGAAAGAAGAAAAACTTACAAGATTAAAAATTCTAAGAGCAATGTCATATAGACTCTTACATTTCCTTATAAAGGAAAAAATACTTAGTGTATTCTTAACAGAATGTTTACAGAATCCATATCGTGTATTACTTGTGGATAGAATATACTGTGATACTTTACCAAGTAATAAAATATATGAATTTGAGTGTTATTTTACATTTGCTAAATCAATTACGTTAACTGAAAGTATATGGTGGAGATATGCATTTAAATACAGGGAGGAGTATTCATGAAAAGTCTAAATAGTATTACTAAATCTATAGTAGGTGCTATAATATTTACGCTTATAGTCATATGGATAGCTAATAGACTATCTGTTGCACGTGTTAACACAGCTACAGAGTTTTTAGACAATTATAAGAATTGTATAATAGTGAGAAAAGATAAGAGTACAAACGACTATATACTTACTATTAAAAATCCTTATACTCAAGATATTAGATATCGAATTACTAATGTAGTTGTTCCTTCTGGATTATGGTATAACTATTCTATAGGAGATACCATTGGTAAGAAAAAGCAGATATATTTTAATCAATAAAAGTATGAAAAGAGAAGAAATTAAATCTTACAAAGATGCTTGTAAAGTAATAGGTAGAAAACCTAGAACTTATAAAGATAAGCATTTGAATCTGTATGAACAGCTTAGTACAATTATAGCTGCTCTAAATTTCATTAGTAATGATAATAAACCTTGGACACCTAAGTTCAATTATTGTTGCATCTATTCTTGGTTGTATAAAGAAGATGAACATAATAAATCTGCGGGTTTGTTCTATTTGCTTTCTGACGATGGGTTGGACGATTCCGCTGCTTCTGTCGGGACTTCTCTGAAGATAAAAGAGAGAAAGGATGGAAATTATATAATAGAAAACTTTAAAGAACTACTCCAAGATTGGTTTTGGGGAGATTAATTACTAATTTTAAAACATTATCAAAATGGAAAATGAAATGATGGCGAGACCTAAACCGCCAAGAATAATAGTTTGGGTAGTATTAATAACTCTTGCCTTAATAGGCATGATGGGAGCAATAATTTACGCAGAGCGTGAAAACATTGCTAATTTCTTAAATGGTGTAAACCAAGAAGAAGTACAAGAAGATCCTCAAGTCATTATTGAGGAACCTGTAACAACAATACAGGATATTCTTGATATGCGTGAGCAAATGAGAGAAGATAGAAGAGTTGATAGTGTATTTTTAGCTATGCCAAAGGTAGTATTAATTGATATTTTAATGCAGCATGGTACATCATTGTCTATAAAAGACATGATTTACATATATGAATCAAACACATCAACGTATAACACAGTACTATCTGGAGCAAGAGCTCAAAAATATCTTGATGACTCTATACAAACTCATGTTATATCAACGGTTGTAAATGACTCTATTCAAAATTAAAACCAAACCTCCTGTTTTAAATGAATATTAGAGTCTAGTATACTCAGTCTGTGAAGATAGAGTATACGTCCTCAGAAAATGACAAGCATGTGGGGCGTAAGTATATACAGCAGGTTATCGTTTATCCTCATTTATACAGGTTAATTGCGCAACTGTAAAAAACGGGATTGATAGAATAGATGGTATATATGATCGTGCGGACGTTAAAATCATGTACTCCAATAAGATTTAGTTTGACAGCTATTTCTGCTTATGAGTTAAAACTATAGTGAGAGTCATAGTAAGTAACGATTGTGGTCGTTTATCTTTGTCTTATAACAAATGCTATAAACTATGTTGGCACTAACTTAATTAAATCCTGAGTGTCCAGGCGTCATTATTAACAATTTAAATTTTTAGAAACATGAAAAAGATTGGAAAATTTTTATTTGTAGAGCAATGCTTTACAGATACTGAAGAGACAAAACCTTGTATTATTCACATTGATGCTATTGATAATATAGTATGCACTAATCATAGTAAACTTGGAGAAGTTGTAGTAATAGAAACAGATAATACAAAAATTATCTGTAAAGATCCAGATAATTTCTTTACTGAATTTGAGAACTTAATTTCAGAGGAAGAAGAATGGTAGTCAATAAAGTAAAAGAAGGTCGTAAATTAACTGAAATAAAGTTCAGTAACGACCACTATCTTGCAAATCTATTAGCTACTACTAAAGTACTTGGCATATCGTTAGAACGAGCTAAAAAGCTATGTAGAACAGTACCGGGTAAAAGAGTAGAGGTTAATCCACCTATTGAAATTATCAGTAAATCAAATACTGATAAACTATTTGAAGAATTAGAGGAGTATGAAATAGAAGTATCTATTAGTATTCCTAGTAAATAACTTATCAAAAGTAAAATATGAAAGCAATTATTATTACATTTAAAGGAGAAATAAAAGATGAACATGCACTAGTAACATCTTTAGCATCAAATATAGCAAATAATACAGATGCTAAGAACGTAGATGTAAGTATCTTATCAGATGAAGATGTGATGGGTGCTATGGTAGCTAAATGTTTAACTCCAACTGATATAGCAGTAGATAGACCATCTAATCCGCAAATACCAGTAATAGAAGACTTCTGTAAGAAGATTGTTGCATCTATTGGTTCACCTGCTCTCAAGACACGAGAGCTATTGAATTCAGAACTATGTAAGTTCTTAGTACAACAGAATCGTGAGGTTATTAGTGTTCCAGTAAGTATTATTGCTAAAGTAAATACTACTTCTGCATATTACGAACATCGTAAGGTACTAAAGGAATACGGTTTATCCGCATTACCTGAGTTATTACGTGATGTTAATCCTATATTTAAATTTTACTAGTATGGCAAAGAAGAATAATGAAGAACCTCCAAAGGAATTCAAAAAGAAGCCAAAACATAAAAAGATGGAGCCCTATAATCGTAAGAAAGCATGGAAATAGATAATAATTGTCCTACACTTGATAATCATATCAACTGTAGTGAATGTACTCATGAGTGTAAACTCAGAATGCAACCAAAGAATAGTAAAGAAGTAGAGGTTCCGCCAGAGCCTCTACTTAATACTATATATTACTAATTTAAATTGTTAGTAAAATGGTGGATTCAGTCAACCCAAAGAACTGTTTAAGACTAGAACCCTAATGGAAATTGTCAATCAAGAGTACAATGGACTATACAACGGTCAACCACATTATATGTAGGTCAGGAGAAGGCAGGGAGTCTCCTGCTGAATAAGAAGTACAAATAGACAGGAACAGTTCTTTTTAATTATTACTTAAATTTACTAAAAGATATGAGTAAAACAAAAAACAAATTAAAATGTCATACTATATGACTAACGTAATTATTTCTCCTACTTTATATGAGGAGAAAAGATTAGAAGCTATATCATACTTTAGCAGATGTAGTAGAGAAGCAGCACTAAGAATCCACAAAAAGAACAAATATAAAGATATTAAATTAAGGCTAAACACTATAGCAGTAGCTATAATAGAGGCTAAAAAGAGATATTTTGATGACTGTTCTTTTATTAAGATTATATTATAGTGTTAAATAAATTTATTGTTAAATCAATTAAACTGTATTCAAAATGGCAGAAGTAAAGAAAATGAACATCCTTACGGAGGATGTAAATGGAGAAAACATCCAGGATGTGATCGCTAACTCAAGTAAGGTAACTGAAGAAATTGCTGAAGAAGCAGCAAAGAAAATTGCTGAACGACGCAAAGAAAAGTTAACGAGAGACCTGGTTAATGTTGTTCAAAAGAGTGAATATACAGTATCGTCTGCGGTACTTCAAGTAAGACGCTCTAACAGAACAAACCAACGTATTAAACAGTATCTAAAGGATCTTGCTGCACTGAAAGAAGATGTTGTGAACGGAAAGAAGCCTGTGTCTGCATGGGAAGAAGAAGCTCGCAACTTAAAGAAGCAGTACGACAAAGATCTTATCGAGATTGGAAAGGATATCGATAAGTCCTTAGGTGAACTTAACGAATTATTCCCAGACTCATGGAACTGGAGATACAATGAATTAGTTCCTGGTATTAACAAGTAACTAATTAAAAACAAATAAAAGAGGTTCCAAGCTTAGAATCTTTGAATCAATAGCTTTAGTATGTGAGTCGGAATCGTTCTTTTGAACTCATAGGGCCTGAGGCATACAAGGACCTGAATTAACAGGTCTCATACAGAATTTTAAATCAGTTATGGGGAACTACCGTGAACTACTGATCATAAGTCTGAGATCGCGACAATAAGATTGTCCTCTAGAAATAGAGAAAAGCCTTAGTCGTGACATCAAGTTTAGACTGAATAATATGAATCTTTGAATCGTAAAGGGAGGAAGTACTTTACTATTATTCGTATATTATCAAGATCAGTAACAGAGAACTAACCATTCTCAAGACCATAGGGTATATAGCTTTGGTCGGCTATATACCCACATTGACTGTTAGGTCTATGAATCAGTCGTATGGACGAGGGTTTGATCCCCTCCAGCTCCACTCACTATGACGTCTAAGGTGACTTCTATTGCTAGCGTTTCCCTCGAAGTAAAATGATAGGAAACGCATATGGGGCTGAATGAATTTGACAGCGACAATGTGAAGTAGAATAGGTCAATACGCAGATAACTGGCAATACAAGTTATGTAACGGACTATACTGGTATCGCAGCGTGATAACAGAGTCCAACGGCTAAGCTAATGTCGTAGAAAGCTGGAGTAAGGATAGTACTCAGATGGTAGAGCGGTGAGATAATATCAAAAGCTGGTATCGGAGGTTCGAGTCCTCCCCTTACTACAAATAAAAAATTAAGTTTAATCAATAAATTAATTTGAAATGGGATTAATGAATTTTATTAGACAGAATCTTCCAGAATCATGGGAGAAAGCTGCAACAGAGATGAGAATGAAGACTGAATTAATAACTCGTCTTCATAATGTAGTACCTCGTGCTTATAAGAATAAGTATCACTACAAAGAAGGAATATCTTATATTAGAAGAGTATTCAATACTAAATGTGATATAATACATTTAGTAGATGCTACTGATATAGATATTACTAAATGGAATGAATTAAGTAGTAAAATAAAAGAATACGAATATCAATGCGTGTAAGATATTTTGCTTGGTTTGACTCTAAACATGAAAGAACAGAGTTCATTAACTTACTCAGATCAGCTAAATCTGATATTGATGCAGTTAATAAAGTGATGCAAAAATATCCAGAGTTAACTTTATCAGAAGTATCTGGAATAGTAAATAACTTTAAAAAAGAAATTAATCAACCATGAGACTCAATCATCCTGGTATCTACAGAATTGTAGGTGAAAACTTTGAGCTTCTTGCCAATATAATTGGAGAAGTTCCTTGTATGAGAATTACTTCTGCACTATTAGTTAATAACCTAGTACAGAAAGGAGAATTCACTATACTTCCTGAAGACTCTATTGAAATTCAGAGTGTATTAACAAATCCTGACAAATTTGTTTTTTTAGAGTATGAATACTCAGAAATATGTTCATTACCATCTTATCGTCAATCGATACATGGTACAAAAATGCCTAATATAACTGATGAACAGTTAAAGACATTTACTAATAAATACCTCGAAGATATTGGAATATATGGACGAGGTGTAGCTGCAACTAAAGCTTATATATTAGAAACTACAGGCTGGTCATTAGCACAAATTAATGTAGTACTAATGAAAATAGCTAAAAGAGTAAAGCAGCAATATGTTAATTTATAGTTTAACAAACCATATATATACCACTTGGGGAGTTAAGTATAGTTCATTTAACTGGCGTCCTGAGTGGTATACCTTTTTAAGAATACAAAAAAGGGAATTAAACGAAATAGAATTTCATGAATCATATAGGATTAAAACTGTAAAATATTTAATATTTTGGTTTGATAATATGATAATACAAAAGATAGGAGTGGATAAAGATTTAACTCTAAGAGTGCGCATAAGGATATTATGTGGATTAATCAACAATACTCCTGCTAGTGTACTTACTAGACCTATGAAAATAGAATTCATGGAATGTATATGGGATACTTATAATAAATTCTACAAAGATTGGTGTGAATACTATTGTAAGAATGTACTAGAATTGCCATTTTAAGTCTATAGAGTCTTGGTTGACTCTATAGGCACACTAAAGCCCGTAATTATGACAGATGAAGAAAGACAACAGCTTTTAGATCTGATCAAGCAGGCTAAAGAAGGTAAACAATATGCCTTCACACAGCTTTATAATCGTTATCACAGAATTATATACAATACTATATATAATATTGTACATAATAAGGATGTAACAGATGATTTAGTATCTGTAACGTTTACTAAAGCTTTCTTTAAGATAGCTAGTTATGTTAATCATATTTCATTTGAGATGTGGCTAAAAACTATCGCTATAAATAGTAGTATTGATTATATACGACGTACTAAAAAAGAGAAGTATGATTATGAGTTAGATAATGATAATAACTGTCTACAGGTAAGCAGTTCGGCCGACAGCTCACCAGAAGATGTTTACATCTATCATGAGACAGATAGTAAATTATCAGATGCATTAAACAGACTTCGCTATAAGTATAGGTATATACTTGAACTACGCACAGTTCAGAATCTCTCTTACAAAGAGATTGCTGAGCATCTTGAACTCTCTGAGTCTCAAGTGAAATCTCGCCTTAACAAAGCGAGAGAGAAATTAAAACAATTGTTAAACTAAAAACATTTACTAATTATGACACCAGCAATTATTGGTCTACTAACTGTAGCATTTATCCTTGCGCGATTATTTCGTAGTACAGGAATGTGGTGGAAACTTGTTTTCGCCATTATGGCTGGTCTATTAGTAGGTATTTTGAGTAAGGAAGTAGTTAAGTCAGATAATGATAAAACTACTTCTCTTACTAGTTTAGTTAGCACCATGAGTAATGATGATGCTTTAACATGCATGCAAAGCTTAGTAGCTACAGTGACAGAAGGTACTACCATTCGCCTTACTGGGGTTGCAGGTTACATTGTTAAAGATGAAGAATTATTCGATGCACTAACTAAAAATAATACTTTTACTAATGGACGTGACTCACCAGAAATAGAGGATGATAGTTAACCTCTTAAACTAATCTATCTTTTTAATTGTACTTAATAATAATTTTTATTTTAACACTTTAAACATTATCAAAATGGCAAAAGAAATGAGTAAGGCTGAAAGAAAGGCAGCCTTGAAAGCAGCAAAAGCAGCAGCAAAAGCTGAAACTAAAGTAAACAACACTGAGAACAAGAAAGAGGAAACTAAGCCTCAAGTAGATAACAAGCCGAAAGATGCTAAAGTAGAGGATGCGAAGAAAGCTCCTACTACAGCTAAGGAAACTAAGGTTCAGGCAAAGAAGGATGCCCCTAAAAGTCCGGATAAGCCTAAGAAGAAGGAAGAGAAAATTCCTACAATCATTCCTGAAGATGCAACAGGTAAGAACAGCCCTGAAAAGAAAGCTGTAGAACGTGCTGCAAACCTTATCACAGGAATTCCTACGGCCGGTATACCTATTGGTTCAAGAGAATCATCTGTTGATGGTAAGGCTATGTTAGCATTTGTAATGCAACAGAGATATGCCAACAATGAGGAACTCAAGAAACAATATCCTGAGTTATATGCAGACCTCAACCGCAGCATTGATGTAGTTACATTATTAGCTCTTGTTGACGTACGTCAAGACTTGTTCAATCGTAGTGAACGTGGCGAACTGCAGTTACAGATACCGGCAGACCAAGTGTTACCGCTGCAAAGTACAGCAGAAATGCTAGGTATTAAACTAGCTCCTGCTAAAGCTCTGCCTGGGAACGATGGACAAATGTCTATTAACTTCTCAGAAAGTGAAGTACCTACAGAACTTGCAAGTAGCAAGCATAAAGTAGAAATTCCAGAGCTTGATCCTAACAAGATTGCTAATGATGAGGAATTGAAAACTGCCCTTAATTACCTCATCTCTAAAGAGAAAAATGTGGCAGAAAATATAGTTAACACTGTAGAATGGTATCGTGTATATCGTGGCCTGAAAGAAACTGATGCAGATAAGAAGCTTGCATTAGACGAGAAGACAGTTACAGATTGGATCAATGAGATATTCTCCATTATCCAGCCTACAGCTATCTTGCGTGGTTTAGGTCGCGCTGTATACTTATATACTTCACAGACAGGTTCACCGTGTATGGCTCACTCTATCATGCATACGCACATGTCTAAAGCCGGTTGGAGTGAAGAACAAGTAGCAGAAGCATTACGTGCTTTAATTGGAGAAAACTTCCGCTATAAACTGAAGGATGATCCTGAAGCAAAGCCGGAAGAAGATAAAGCAATTAATGCTATTACTGGCTTACTGGGCAATGACTACATTGATAAGTTATTTGCTGACTATACTATTACTACTGATGGTGTAGAAGACAGTAAGAAGACTGAACTTGAAGCTGCACGTGAAGTTGCCCGTAAAGTTCTAGGGAGTATTCGTACCAATTACTTTGACAAACAGAAGGAGACTCCTACGCTTGATAAGATGCGTATGGTTGTAGGTCAGATTATTAATTTGTATCGAGACCCGGCTGATCGTCTTGCAGAGTATTGTCAAGGAGATTTAATAGCTCCAAAGGAAGACGAATACCCAAAGAAGGAAGAACAATCTGAAGGAACTGAAAAAAAAAACTAAACTGGTTTAAAAAGTTTCTTTTGAAAATTCATATCCTAGAAGAATAGCCATTCTAATAAATATCATATCAAATGAATAATAGAATGTTAACTGTAGTTGGAATGTTTGTTGTCAGTGTATTCATTGGTAGGCAAATGTTCGCAACTACAGAAGTTATACAGGCACAGCCTGTTATGCCCTCTATAGTGGAGTTACCTAACTTCCCTAAAGTAATAAAAGAGGAGAAAAAGTCTGTAGATGAGATAGATGTCGAGGTAGACTTATCTACATTAGAAGTATCCGTGAAAGGAACAACAGACGCAAAAGTGAATGTAAAAACTACTGGCGAACCAAAGCCAGTAGTTAAGTGGAAAACTAAAGTAATAGAGAAGACGAATTCAACAGGATATCCGAAAGTAAAAGCTATAAGTAAGGTATCTGATGACGAATCACCGACAACTCCATTAACAATAGTAGATAAATATGAACAATAAAATTATACTTCAACAAATGATACGTTTATCACGTATTATTAAGGACTCAAGAGAAGCAAGAGCTAAATTGAATTCTATTCAAGCTCAAACTGAATACTTTATAGTAGAAGGTAATCAGTCTACTTTTATTAGAGACCAAGCTAACAGTAGTATAACTAATTGTTTATATGTAGAACAGTACTTACGTTCGTCTGTAAGTAATGCTTGTAAATGTTTGGATGGTTTTGATGCTTCAAAAATGGAGCCAATAGACTACATCAGTAGTAGTGATGTAAAAAATAAGTTTGTCGACATATGTCTAGGTAAGAAAGTAGTAGCTTCTATTAATCTTACCACTGGTGAAATAATAAGCATCAATACACCAAAACAAGGATTAACGGCTAAAGATGACAGCCCTACGGTAAAAAGTTAGTGATAATAACCGTATAATAAATACTATAATTATATCACAGTTCGAGAGGAGCAAAACTATAGCGTAAATCACTCCGAGGAAGTCATGCGGTAAAGTATACAATAATACTGGTCGCACCTGTCAGGGAGCTTGGAATCATTTCTCCATGGCCCGAAAAGTTACATGACCCGAGAATATGTTAGCAGCTAAAACTGTGAGATTACTCAAAAGGTAGGGTGTTAGCTTATGTAATTGAAAACTACATAAGAGGGGATGAGCGTGTACAATCCTCATTAGGAAGTGAGAACCGTTTGGGGACTTCTAAAGACGCAGTACTAAAGAGAAGACACACTGAGTACTAAACAGTACAAAGGGAACGAAATCCCTATATCCGTATTAGTTTATCAAAAGCAGAATCAAAGAGGGATATAAACACGATGACGAAACAGGGACAATACGGTTCCTGACTTATTCCTTTGGAAAGAATAAGTAAAGCCGAGAGGCAAAGGTTAGTTTCACCTTAAGAAGCAGCCAGCTCGTGGAAAAAAAGAGATTGCAGATAACGCATTACCGGTCTCCAAAATCGGTTAACAAAAGCGCTACTGTGCGTCCAGAAAGGAAAACAGGCTAACTCTAGTGTTCAGTACACATCAGCTGTGATGTAATATGCAATTGTGGATATTAGAACTTGTACTTATGAAGGGAGTAAATTACTAATACTAATGTAAGGATAACCGTGTTATGGTACATACTTATACAAAGTAAGGATATGAAAGCTGGAAACGCAATGATCCAAGAATTAAACATGCAAACGTTAAAGCTTGACTGATTATCGTGGAGCAGGAGCCAATCCTGTACATTATCGTAAATAGTGTGCTGTAAAAGAACTTACGTATAAGGGATGAGGTATATGAGATTGATACCGTCTTTCAAGTCTAAGGTGACTCATGAGTTTTGTCGTGTAGATGAGTATAATGTATGAGAAATGACGAGACTAAAATATGATAGTCTAAAATGCGAGTATGAGGGCGCTATAACCCTGAACTTAGAAGCGGACACCTTTAGCAAGTGTTATTACGTGGTAATAAATAAGATTAGGAGACGCAGAGAAAACTCCTTGTAAAAAACGGCAGAGCTTAAGCATTTCAAGATATGTAAATGCCTTTGATTTATTATGCTAGTTCACACCAGAATTTTGGATAATAAACATCGTTATGGATTAAGGAAGTAAATAGAGTTATTAAAGATGCTTTAGGGTTAGAATCCTAAAACCAGTTTAGTAATAATTATAGTATATGATGATATACTTAATGAATCAATTTTACTTACGCTGAGTAGAGTCAGCTATGACAAAATGAACTCTAATTGTTTAACTTTTTAATTAATTGGGAAGTCCAATGGAACTGTAAACGCTGAGACTACCGCTCGTAAGGGTAGTGTGAGTAGACAGATCACCACCCCGACTGCCAACCGACATTGCTGACTGTTAAGACACTCGTAAAGTACAATGCGCAACATTGTATGTGAGAGAACGCTGAATCGTTAGTTACCTGTGTTGTTTCTTACACTGTCTCTGTAAGGGCAATAGTACACTTATGATGAAAGTATTCCATAAGCAAACAAGGAGACGATGATAGGTGGAAATCCTAATGTTCGTGCAGTATAAACAAACAAATCCTGGAAATGGTATAGATGGGTCATGCTATAAGCAATGAGTCTATGATTTTAGTAATGTTAGATTAAACAACCGTAATTCTGACGAATTTCGATAATACCGGACATACTCAGTAGGTTCTAAGGAACTGATGATAAAGTGGCTTATATCGCATCTAATCGCGTTATACGCTTACGGTGAGGGGTGCGTTAAGCATCGAAGGAATTGAATCTTAACCGTCGAAACGGGACGTTAAAACAAAAAATATCAGAAATTATCAGAAGTAACTCACAGAGTATTTCTCATAAATTTTCAATTTATCATTTTATGCTTAGTAGATTATGTGATTGAATTCACCTATTCCAATTTTGAATAGCTATTAAATAATCGAACGGTGGAGAGATTTTATCAATTTTTTGTATAACTATGTTCGTATTGGTATATCAAGTACGGACTCAAAAAGGAACATTTTTATGGAAAATAATATTAATGGAGCTAACACTCCGGGTTTAGCAGCTCAAATTTTAGCTCGCTATCGGCAAACAGCCCAGAAGTTTGGGCCTTTCTTTGGACAGCAGATATTTACAATCGTAGCACAGACTCCTGACCTTAAGTGGAAAGAAGATGTAGCTACAGGTAAGAATACTTTCCGTCAGGAAGTAAAAGCTTATATTCTCAAGGCTATTGATGTTGAGTCAGTTAGTTTACTTGAGAAGGATGTTGATGGACGTCCGAAAATCATCTTGAATGAAAAGAAGAATGATCCATCATTAGTTTTTGAGCTTGCTGATCCTGAATTTACTAAAGCAACCCGGCAGAATGTAATTGAATGTATTGAACGGTTGAGTAAACCAGGCTCTAAGCCTATGTTCTTTACAGCTGAAGAACTTCCTATGTTGAATGACTTAACTAAGTTATCCAACCAGAGTGTGTTGAACTTCTATGAAGAGATGACACGTAAGTGTATGCAGTTAGCTGAAACTGTCCGTAGTTATATGGATATGAATCAGCGTATGCAGGTTGAGTATTTACGGCAGTGCGGTTTAGATAATCAGGAAACTGAAATTCACGTAACTGCTACGATTACTGAAGAAAAATAGTAGAAGCTTATGAACGGCAGACTTTCTTCATTACGTGTAGAACTTCTGCGAATTCTAATATGTTCTGAGCCAGCCATATTGTCTAAAATTCAGATTTGGAATGGAGGACGTACCGAAACGCCTAAAAAAGTAAGTATTAGAGAAGATGGACGGGTCTTTCTATTTTACGGAAGTGGGCCATTATGGTGGCAAAGATTATTTAATACTTATGAATCGGTAAGTATTATAGATGCTTCTATTAGTATAGCAGATGCAATTACTGGGTCAAATTCGACTCGAAATGAATATGCCTTTGACGAAATTACTAAAAGTATAATTGATGAGGCAAAGAAACGTAAGGATTTCGATTGTATAGTTGATATTTTGTTTGATTGTATGCGGAATTGTTCAGATGGGGAACTACATTCTAAATGGATTAATCAAGAGAATATCAAAAAATATGCAAGAGAAAATGGTATAACCAATGTTGAAGACGTTAACCTTGAAGGGCTTAATGGAATAGTTGGAATTAAGACTGGTGGACGGGTTATTCCTATAGTACTCGGCCAGTTAAGAAAATTTAGAAAATATTGACTTGGATATTATCTTAAAACAACATAATTTCATAGTACTGAACTGGGTACTATTTATAGTAATTACTGCTGAATTGGGCAGTTATTACTACACAGTCTCTTAACTCAATTGAATAGAGTAACACATTTTTAATGTGTAAGTTATGGGTTTGAATCCCATAGGGACTACTACTGGTAGATGTAGTTTGGTCGAGTATTTAACATTTAAAAACATTAATCAATATGAAATCAATTACATCAATATATTTGCTCGGAGATAAGAATAAAGGTAAAATCGGTCGTATTAAGGAAATTTCTAACGAAATTACTTTCTATTGGAATAAGATTAAAGAAGAAAATGTTATTCCAAAAGAAGCTAAACGTAATTATGACTTGAAAGCATTACTTCAGAAGATTGAAACTCTATCTGAAGAGCGTATATTATTAAAACTGTACATGCAGTGTATTAATATGGGTTATAAGAAGTTTACTGAATTACCTAAAGATAATAACTATCTTAACATCTTTACTTTATGTGAAAAGACTGAACAGTTGTTTCACTTAAGTAAGATTAAGACTCTTGATCCGAAACTTAAACGTTCTAAAGGAAAGAAGAACCTAGATAAAACTGAGGAACTTACTTCAGCTTATATTGCAGGTCTAAAAAATAAATTACAATTAGAAATTAACAAAATCAATAAAGATATTACAGATTTTAATGAAAAGGCAGAACTCAATATTGAAGCTCCTGCTTTATCCTTAGCTGCATAAATATGAAAGAAGTTAGAAAAGCAATTTATGTAAGAAAGAAATTTTGGGAGTCTAGTTCAGCTTATGAGAATAGAGTTAATATTCTTATAAACTGGGCTAGTAAACATCCTGAAAGAGAATTAAGTAGTATAGGTGTAGGTACTAATACTACTACCATATTTTATTGTGAAACGATAGAAGAAAATCCTACCATAATAAAAGGATTTTCAAGTAAATAACTTAATTATCAAAATTATGAAAAAGATATTAGCAAAGAAAAATAATAGAACTGGTATAAAGAATCATAGAAGTAATAAAAATAAGTTTCGTAGAAGCTATAAGGCTTATCAAATAATGACGGTAAGCAAGAAACCGGGTCCATCTGGAATCATTAAATATGATGAGAATGGGAAAGTAATAGAATTTGTAAAGTGGGCAGGAAATAAAAAACAATCTGAATACACTACTAAAGTAGCAAAAGATGCTATGAATGAAAACAAATCTATAAAACAATCTAAAAAAGAATTAATCAAGAATATTCTTATGAAAGCAGGATATGATCCTACAATACGATATACCCGTAAAGAGAAGAAACATTTTACGCGTATAGTTAAGAACAATATGTTTACTAAACCTAAGGGAGTTACGTTAACAACTGAACAAATCAAAGAGAAAATAAAAGCTGATAAACTTGCAAAGAAATCTATGCAAGCTAAATTTGATGAATCAGTACGTAATAATCCTTTAACTCCTAAAAAAGGTAAACAGATGGCTCCTAGTGCCGCAGAACTATCTGTTAAAGAAAAGCCTAACAAAAGAAACTTTCAATATGCTATACAGAGAAAATGCTCTGATAATGATATGAAAGTATATGATTTTGCTACTGGAAACTTTGAAGCGTCTACTAGAGATGAAGCAAAGAATAAAGCTGCTAAATTAGCTAAGAAGTATAAGAAAGATACATCATTTACAGGGGTAACAGTAAAGGATATTGAAGGAGATAACAGTATAACTTATTATAGTCGTAATAAGTTATTAGCAGCATAAGTTTAACAAATTAATTATCAAAATTATGAAAAAAGAAAACAGCTCTAAAGAGTTTTATTTACAGAGATTAAACAAAAATCAAAGCAATTCTCAAAAGAATCCTTTGAAATTTTTAGCATTCTACGTAGGTAGAAGTAAAAACAGAAAGCAACATGTAGGAGGTTGCAAAGGTAAAGACAACGTTACAGTGATAAAAGCTGTTAAACGTTCTTTCTACAGAAAAGAAATTAAGCGAATGCTCAAAGCAGTATAAAATATTTCTGTTTCCATATAAATTAAATTGGTTTCTCATGTAGCTCAGTGGTAGAGCCGCTACTATGTAGTGTGATTGCGTTGGTTCGAGTCCAACCATGAGATCTAACTTTAAATACTTATAATATGATTATACGAGGAAAGATAGTCTACGTATATGATATTGAGGTATTTCAAAATATCTTTCATTGTTCGGTAAAAAATACAGAAACAAACGACATCTATAAGTTTGAGATATCAGAAAGGAAAAATCAACTAAGAGAATTAGTTAAGTTCTTTAAACAAGTAGATAAATACATTACTTGGGGAGATTATTATACTACAAATATTAACATTCCAGCTAATGTTATATTTTGTGGCTATAATAATTTGCATTATGATAATCCTATAATTAATTATATAATTGAGTATGAGGATAAATTAATGCAATATAATATACCTACTATATGTAGTTCTATATTTAATCTAAGTAAGACTATAACTACTTCAAGTGAAGATAATATAGACGCGTGGAAACATTGGAAGTATCAAATATGGTTTGATACTTTTGATATTCTTACTATGTTATATTCTAATAAACTTAGAGTAGGTTTAAAGGAAATCCAAGTAACAATGCAATATCCTAATGTACAGGAATTTGTATGTGATTGGACTAAACCTCTTCCCTTAGAGGATTTTGACTCTATGATAGATTATAATATCAATGATATTGAATCTACCTCAGAATTACTAAATAGATGTAAGAAAGACGTTGATTTACGAATCGCTATTGAAGATGAATATGGAGTAAGAGTACTCAGTAAAGATGGTGTAAATATTGGAATGAAAATTTTAACTCAGAAATATCTTGAAAAAACAGGTCTAACTTGGTGGGATATTAAAGATTTAAGATCTCCAATGAGCGTAATACCATTAAAAGATGTAATATTACCATTTATTAAATATGATAGTCCTATTTTACAAAGAGTACTAGAAGATATGAAAAATCAGATAGTATCTCCAGGTAGAAAAGGATATGAAAATAAGTTTGTATTTAATAATTTACGCTATTCTGTAGGAGTAGGAGGTATTCATTCTGTGAATAGTCCTGAGATTATTATTCCTAGAGATGATGAAATGCTTATAGATATAGATGTAGCTTCACTATATCCAAGTATGCTTATAGAATATGAATTCTATCCTAGACATTTAGGTAAAGAATTTTTAGAAGTATATAAGCAAATCAAAGATGAACGAATTGAAGCTAAACACAATGGTGATAAAGTAAAGAACGAAACTTTAAAGTTAGCTTTAAATGGTTTATCAGGTAACTTACAGAATGAACATAATTTCTGTTATAGTCCATTTGCAGTAATGCAGATTAGAATTAATGGACAGTTACTATTACTTATGTTAGCTGAAAAATTAACTCAAATTGGATGTCGAATCGTCCAAGCAAATACTGATGGTTTATTCGTCTTACTAAAGAAAGATGCATATTCTAAAGTAAACAGTATTTGTAGAGAATGGGAACAGCTTACTAAACTTACCTTAGAAGAAGATCGTTTTAAAGCAATGTATCAATATGCTATTAATGATTATTTTGCTATTACTGAAGATAACAAAGTAAAAGAAAAAGGAATGTTTATTACTGCTGTAAAATTAGGTAAAGGATTAACTCCAAAGATTATACCTAAAGCAGTAATAAGTTTCTTTAAAGACGGAATACCGGTCGAAGATACAATTAAGAATTGTACAGATATAAGAGATTTTCTAATGTCTGAGAAAACTGGTAAACAATGGCATGTTGAATATATGAACGAGGAGCAACAAAGAACTAATCGTTTCTACGCATCTACTAATGGTGGATACTTGTGGAAATGGAAAGATACTGGTCATAAAGAAGGTGAAATTATAACATATACTGAGCCATACGTAGGAGAACGTAAATATAAGGCTTCTGCAAGACAGTATCAGAATATGCTTACTGCATCTGGTGTTACTCTTCTAAATAAATTTGATAATAAACCAATTGAAGAAAGAAAGATTAATTATAGGTATTATATTATGGAAGCCTATAAGATAATCAGAGATTTAAAACCGTTACAATTGAGCCTATGGGATTAACAGAGGCTTATCAGATATATTTCAGATAAACCATAAGCTTATATAATATATAAGACTATGATTTTAGAAATAGATACTTCTATCTTAGATAGAATACCAACTTTATCTATTAATCAATTAGTATTCCTAACACTTGTATTGAATGATATCAAAACAATCAATCAAGACATTCAGAAACTTCTCAGCCTAGTTAATGAAGAAGAGATACAAGAGTTAGAGACTCAAGGTTTAATTTCTATCCAATATGATAGAGATACCCAAGTCATAAGTAAAACAGAAAAACTAGAAGAACTTCTTAAAGAAGATAAAGCTATGTTTGATATGTTTTATGACCAATTTCCAGTTTACGTTATGAGACCTGATGGAACTAAAGGATTTCTCAGAGCTAATGTAAACAAATGTAGGAAAGAATATAATCGTATCGTAGGCAAGTCTAAAGCAATGCATGAACACATTATGGATTGTTTAAAATATGAAATAGATGAGCGTATGCGTACAGGTAAAATAGGTTATATGAAAACTATGTGGAAATGGCTCACTCAACACGAGTGGGAAACTATTGAGGAACAAATGAAAGTAGAAACTCCTAACCAAAATTACTATAATTATGGAACAGATATCTACTAAGACACTAACATTTAGACATATATCCTCTGCTACTAACGAAGCAGTAGAATATATTCGTAAGAGAAAGAATCATGAGATTGTTTCTTTACGTACTAGATGGAGTAAGTTTAATAAATCCTGTATGGGAGGCATTGAACCTAATACTATATATACTATTGTAGGTATATCTGGTAGTGGCAAAAGTTCATTTGTAAATACGCTTGAAAGTGATTTAATAGACTTAAATTCTAATCAGGATGTAGTAGTACTTAATTTTTCATTTGAAATGTTAAGTTCTAGACAAGTAGGTAGAAAATTGAGCAGTAAATTAAGGCAAACTACTGCTCAGCTATATAGTTCTAGTAGTGATTTAGACAATACACTATTAGAAGAAGTAGAACAAACTTCTCAACAGATAAAATCATATCCGATATATTATGTAGATACACCGGGTACTGTTGCAGATATAGCATCTACCATTGATTACTTTTACGAAAATAAAGCTAAAGGCAAGAAATTTGTGATTATACTTGATCATACTCTACTTGTTGAAGGTCAAAATCGTGAAAGTGCACTACAAGTGATTTCCGATTTACAGAAACTGTTTATTAGAGTAAAAAAGTTTCCAGATACTACAATAATACAGTTATCACAGATGAATCGTAATATCGAAAATCCTGAAAGAATTAATAATCCATCTATGCATTATCCAATGCGTAGCGATATATCTTCCGCTGATACTATTTTTCATGCATCAGATTACGTTATATGTATTCATAGGCCAGAGCTACTCAATATACAGAGTTATGGACCAAATCGTCTACCAGTAAGAGATAAAGTTTATTTGCATATTCTAAAGAATAGAGATGCAGGTGAATGTTCTATACTTGAGTTTGACAATGACCTTAAATACAATAACTTAATTGAGACTATACGAGAAGATGAACCAGTAAGGAAGATTTCGTTTAGTAATAACAATTAAAAAGGCTGAAAATTATGAAATCATATACATTTACATTACCGAAAAATACTAAGAGTGCAAAAACATATAAGGAGTCTTTAATGGACCGAGTAATTAACGCTTATCCTTGGATGACTGTAGAAAGTAAGAGTGATTATCCTTCTTGCAGTTATGGCATCGAATATGCTGGTGCAGGTGATATTATTACTTTAGGTTTAAGTAAGACTCATAATATTGGATGGTTGCCGAAGGAATGCGCTAATTGTCCGTTTAAGTGTTGGGGAGATAATGTAATTAATTTCGACTTAGAAACAGAATTCTTCAAGGCTATTAATGCACTTGATATTTATGCAAAGGAACATTGTCCGTTTGATGTTGACTATGACTTTAAAGATGAGTTTGGTACTCCAGTTAAAATCTTTGATAACTTCGTACAGATTGGTTATGAAGTAATTCCTATTGCATTTGGTTCTTTGAACTATTTAAAACCGAAGACAAAGAAAACTATTATCGATATCACGATTAATATTAAGAAACGTGGTTTGTTTTAATTAAAATATCTTATTCCATATTATCAGAAATTATCAGAACTTTATCAGAGGAATACAAAAAAATAAAAGCTTTTATGATTGTATTACCAAAAGAGAAAGTAAAAGCTAAAGTAGAAAATCCTAGATTTTTGATTTTATTTGGTAAACCAAAAGCTGGGAAAACTACTTTAGTTGCAGCACTGGATAATAATCTAATTATTGATTTAGAAGGTGGTTCAGAGTTCTTAGAGGCATTAGCTGTTCAAGCTAGATCTGTAAAAGATTTAGGTGATATAGCTAATGCAATAAGAGAGATTAAAAAGGAAACTGGTAAATATCCTTACAAATATATTACTATAGATAATGCTACACGTCTAGAAGAGATGTGTATGAGCTTTGCTATACAGCTTTATAAAGCTACTCCAATGGGTAAAAAGTACGAAGGTACAGATTTAAGAACATTACCTAATGGGTCTGGTTATTTATATATAAGACAGGCTGTAAGAAAAGTTATTGACATGTTCCGTGGATTATGTGATAACTTTATACTTATTGGTCATACTAAAGATAAGTTGATTAATAAGAATGGCGAAGAAATGGCAGAAATGTCGCTTGATTTAGTAGGTGCGTTAGCAAATATTATATGTGGTGAAGCAGATGCTGTCGGCTATGTATATAGAAAAAAGAATGAGACACATATCTCATTTGAAGGCGGAGATAATTCTGTTATTGAAGCTAGAGCACCTCATTTAAGAGGAAAGAATATAGTAGTAGCAGAGAGTGATGAGAATAATAACATCACTACTTATTGGAATAAAGTTTATTTACCTGAATAATTAAAAATAAGATATTATGATATTTAGTACAGAATTAGCAAATGAAGTAAAGTTGTCAGATAATAGTAATAATACTAAGTACTTGGAAGCAGGTATTCATGACAACGTTAAGTTTGTATCCGCAAAGTTTGCAGAGTCTCCTACAGGGAAGAAATTCATTGAATTTACTTTTGAAAAAGATGGTAAGAGTCTTGTTCATACTGAATGGGAACCAGCTGTTCGTGAAAGTGATACTGAAGAACAGAATCAAAGTAAAGCTACTAACCAGGTAACTCGTATTATGCGTATACTTAAGTGTTTCTATCCTAAGAATGTATTAGCGTTCAGTGGCAGTTCTTATAAAGAATTTGCTAACTGGGTAGTAACAATGCTTAATAGTGCTAATAAAGATATTTTACTTAAAGTAAAAATAGTTTATAATGATAAGGGTTATACTACACTTCCTAGTTATGTTAAGTTTGCTTCTATTGAACCTATGAATATTCCTATGGGTTTCTATGAAGAAGGTAAGAATGAAAGCATGATTAGAGAAATTACAGGTATCGATCAATTTACTAAGCCAATTGTTGCAGATAAGGAAGTTAAAGAGGTTAATCCTCTTACTACTACTGTAAGTGAACAGCCTAGTAATGATCTGCCTTTCTAATTTTGTAGATAATTCTATAAGCCGCCTACGCTAGGCATAATATAGCGATACGTGAGTATATGCACTATGTGAGATAAGTAACAATCGACGGTAATACGCCGAATGTAAGGTGTGACGGAGGAATCAAAATTCATAGTTTAAAAACAGCATATGCTCACGTTTTCAGAAGGGGTGTTCAGTTAGTAGGAATAGCGCAGGGAGTAGGGAGGAATAATAGAGAGACTCTATTACACTAGAGATAGTGCTACATCCAATCGGCATCACGGGTTCGACTCCCGTACACTCCACAAAAAGATATATCGTATGGTTTATGATACAACAAAGATAAAAGATAATATACCTGTTACTCTAGATTGGATATTGTCTAAAGTAACTGAGTATGATATATATGCAGCGTACATTGGTAATTTTAAAGTAGGCATGATATATAATTCGCCATTAAGAAAGGATAAGACACCTTCTTTTGGATGTTATTATAGTAAAAAAACTAAACAATTAATGTTTAAAGATCATGGTACTGGAGAATGTGGTAATGTAATTAAATTTGTATCACTGTTCACAGGACTAACTAACTATTCAGATATACTTAATGATATAGTTAATAAGCTTAAAATTACTAATGATACGAAACTCGTTAGCTCTAAGCAATATATACCGTCAACAGAGACAGTAATTGGTATTGTAAGGCAAGACTTTACTCTAACAGATATCAATTACTGGTCTCAGTTTAATATTTCTACCACTACTCTAAAGAAATTTGGAGTAAGTAGTATAAAATATTATCTATGTAACGGAGTTGTAAAGGGTATTTACAAGGATAGTAATCCTATGTATGCTTATAAGGTTTATAATAATTTTAAAATATATAGACCTTTAGCAGATAAATATACAAAGTGGCGTAATAACCTGACTGAGAACGACATTCAGGGGTTTAAACAGTTACCTAAAACTGGAGATATACTCATTATTACAAAGAGTATGAAAGACGTCATGTGTTTATATGAGATGGGTATTCCAGCAATAAGCCCATCATCAGAGTCTACATTTATCCCAGATAAGGCTCTAAACCAGCTTAAGAAGCGTTTTAAACGTATAATTATCTTATTTGATAGAGATATAGCTGGAGTTAAATATCTTCGTAAAATGAGCCTTAAAACAGGCTTAGAAGGGATGTTAGTCCATAAAAAGTTTAAAGCAAAAGATATATCTGATGCAGTTAAGCTTAATGGATTTGAAACTATTAAAAATTGGTTATATGAAGAAATTTATTAAAAAAGTTGGTTTTATATTATCTATTCCATTAGTTTGGTTATTAGTAATATATAATATACCTACTTTCTTATTAGACTATATAATAAACTGGTTACGGTCTACTAGTAATATGGCTAATATAATAAGGTGTTGGAAATTACTCAAATTTGGAGTAATTAGTCTATACAATAATAAAGACGTAACATTAGAAAGTACTATAAAAGCATATAATAAGGATGAATGGATTACATTTAATAGTACAAAAAAAATAAAGGTTAATGAGAAGAAAAAAATAGTTAAATAGTAAAGTACGAAATGCAACTCCAAATGAATATGATGGAATTAAATTTCGTAGTAAACTTGAAACTTATACATACAAAAAGCTGAAAGAGGCAAATATCATAGCAGATTACGAGATGCATCGATATGAGCTACTTCCAGCTTTTACTTTTAATAATAAAAAGTATAGAGCAATGACTTATCTACCTGACTTTGTAGGAGATAACTTTGTTATTGAATGTAAAGGATACCCTAATGAAGCTTGGCCTTTAAGAGAGAAACTATTTAGATATTACCTATATAGTAATAATATAGGAGTCAATTTCTATATAGTTCATAATCAGAAGGAGGTAGATGAGTTAATAAAAGAACTAAAGAAATGATACTATTTTATAGTATAATTATATATAAACTAACTAAAACTTTATACCATGAAAATCTGCGCAATAAGTGATATACATGGTCATTTAATTAATATACCAGAATGTGATGTGTTATGTATAGCAGGTGATGTGGTGAATTTACTTGCTCAGAGAGATAACGAAGAATCAGATAAATTCTGGTCTATTACTTTTGTCAATTGGGTAGATAAATTACCGTGTAAAAAGGTAATTGTAGTTCCAGGAAATCATGATATTTATATAGAAAATCTTATCAATGATATTATAAAAGATTTAAGTTGGCAAGATTTTAAGACTAAGATATCAGCCTTAACTGATAATAAAGTAGTATTTCTTGTTGATGAACTATATGAATATGAAGGAATAACCTTTTATGGAACTCCATGGATAGCTCCTATACATTGGCAAACATGGGCATTTGAAGATATTCAGAATGAATACGATGAGTATATATGTCCATATGAAAAGATACAAAACTGTGATATACTTATTACTCATGAAAATCCTAATTATAATGAAAAGCTTGAACATTACTGTTTTGGTAAGTATAAGCATCATTTTTTTGGGCATTGGCATGATGGTATATCATATGGTCATTTAAATCAATATAATTGTAGTATATTAACTGACAGTTATCTTGAAAGAGAAAGACCTAAAATAGTAACTATAGATATATCATCAGATGAATCTATTACAAAAGAAGTAATAGGTTTATTAAATGATATTAATATTTATAGACAAGTAGCATGAAAATAGAAACTTTAAATGGAGATATTACAGATGATAATAGATTGTGAATACTATTCTGATTCATCAAGAATCTCTAATTCTGCAATAGGTTGGTTCTTAAAGAAAGGACCGCGTTTCTATCGAGATATGATAGATGGAAAGGAAGAAGGATTAAAACTTCCTCAACTTGAAAGAGGTACTATGATACATGAATATATATTGCAACCAGAAGATTTTTGGAATGATTATATAATTCTTGATTATGAAGTGCCTAAAGTAAAACAACAAAAAGATTTCTGTGAGACTTATGCTAATTCATTAGAACTCATAGAAGACGATAAAAAGATTGCTGCATACAAATCTGCATACAGTAATTCAAAAAGCTCTGAAATCGTCTTAAAAGAAGCTACAGAGCTATGTAATCGCTATGCTGATTATATTAAAGCATTACAAAGTAAAAAAGATAATCGTAAAGTAATATCTTTTGCTGATTTAAATATGCTTAAAAATATTAAGAATAATATTGATAATCATAAAAAAGCAAAAGAGTTATTAGAAGATATTCCTGGAGTAGAATCTCATAATGAGTTTCATATTAACTGGGAATTACCTGTTGATGATTGGATTGCGCCTTGTAAGTCTTTACTTGATAGATGTATATTCGATCATATAAATAAGAAGATTACTTTAATCGACTTAAAAACAACTAGCGATGTCTATAATTTTAAACATTCTGTAGAAGAGTTTGATTATTATAGACAGATAACTTATTACTTGCTTGCAATTAGTTGGTACATGAAAGATCAAGGAATTGATATTTCAGATTATGATTGTGAAGCATATATTATTGCTATTCAAACAAATAGTAATAATGAAGTGAGAGTATTTAACATGTTTAATGAATTAGAGTTAGATAGTCGTAAGGACCTTATTGTCAAAACTTTAACAGAACTATCATATCATTATCAGACAGGTAATTGGGACCATACTCGTAAATATTACGAAGAAGATGGTACTGAAGAACTTGAATGATGTAAGTATTTATATAGTTCCATTATGTGATGATAATATTACGTGGAGAGATTTAACTGTAGAAAGTGGATTTATAAATGCTTTTACATCTGATAAAAATAGACCTTTTCTAGAAGATAAGGTCTTTCTTGTTTATGATAGTAGTGTAAATACTATTGAGTCTCTTGAAACACACTATAAATTATCTAGGTTAGACTCTTACTATAATAAACGTTATATAACTATTAATAAAAGACATTATACTGTTTATTGTCTGTGTAATCCTAAGTATAATAAAGATATTAAACGTCTTCGTAATAATGGTAAACCTTCTACTCTAGATGCCATGCTAGAGATTAATAGATTTTGGCAAGGTATAAAAGTGCCAGAATTAGAAAGAAGGTTATTCTATAGCTGGTATAGATTTGGTGACTCTATAGAAGCAGAATTACCAGAAGAAGACTACTATAGTTATGAAGATATTGGTGAGTCTTTATAACTAAAAAGCCTACTGATTTAATAGTCAGTAGGCTTATCTTTTTATTGGCGCATTTAAACTAATTGAGAATTAATATAGAAACTTTAGAAGTTCATTAATTGATTCTGTAGGTAATTGCGTTTTGATTTAGGATCTTGAGCTTCTACAATACTCTTAAATGGAGTTACTTTGATAATATTTTTAAGTATTACAGGCATGCCCTTATATACTCCCCTATCTATGATAGTAAATGGAGTTCTATCTCCAATATATGAAGCAGGATTAATCAAGTTTATGAAACTACTAATATTATCAAACCAATTGAAAGCTGCTGTTGGAGATTTAATTAAAGCCATAAATTCAAAAGGATTATACATAGTACGGAACTCAAATGCTGAACGCATAGCTAAATAAGTTATTGACTATGTTAACCAGGTATCATAGTCATCATCACCATCAACTACACTAGCTATAACGAGAGCTACTGCTGTAGATGCAGCAATAAGGACTAATTCATTTAATACTCTTCTAACCGCATATTGTTCATATTCCTACATATTATTATAATCAGCCAATAACTATTTAATAGCGAAATGTCTATTAGCAATTACATTCTTTAAAAATCTACCTGTAGATCTATAGTAACCCTCCTCTATAGTTTGTAAATCTAAATTATACTGTTTAGGTTTGAATCTATCATGTAATGCGGAAATCATAAAGTTACGATGTAATACTAAGTATGAGGCCATAGCATTGGCATGTACAGCTGCTTTATCAACTTCTCGAATAGTACCATCTATTCGTTTACTTATGATTTCTATTCTATTACGTACATCATTTAGTAATTTATCTGTGATTAAAGGTTTATATTTATCATCTACCACTACATCGCCATTTGGAAGTTCTATATATGCATCATATAAAGTAGTAGTAAGCTATTTAAATTCTACTGCTCCTTTCTTTCTGTCATTAGAGTAGAATTTATCTATATACTATTGCTTTGACATAAAACCTTCATTATCAACCAAACGATAATTATGATAGATACTTAATAAAGTATGACTTTTAACAGTGTAATCAGACTACGTATATCCAGCAAACCAGAAATTTTGATTAATAGAACGTAATACCTAACTCTAGTCTAATCTATCAAATAACTCTTTGTTATCTTTTACTACCTAATTAAGCATAAGTAAATAAGGTAATCTACCTTTAGGATTAGGATTACCTATGTTCTACATCATGTTAGGTAGTTCTCTAGCAAATTCAGATCTAGCAAAGTTTAAATCTTCTAAATCAAAATACCTACCCATCTTAGCTTCTAAAGTAGTGTAAGTAGCATCAGTAAAGAAAGAAGTACCTATAGACCATAAGTTACCAGATAGGTTTACTTTAGTAACAAACCCTCTAACAATATCTAAGGCTTTACCAAAGTTAATATCATAACCTAATACGTTATCCTCAATAGGAGTTTTATTTCTACCATACATCAATCTATCTACTAACAACTATGACTATTTATATACATTAGTAGATCCAGGTCCTTTTAATTCTTTAGAGGTTCTTATAGATAACTATTTTAGTAAATTGAGCATTAATTCTACTTCATCTTGTTTAGCTGACATATTTTTATAATTAGCAGCCATATTGTAGAACTGTACTACAGCAGATACAGCATCCGTAGATATACTATTTGTATCTTCTAAAGGAGTAATAAACCTAGTAGGTATTACTTTAATAGGATCTCCATTAGGCATAGTAGAAAACTCTTTAACGAAATCTAAATCATCTTCTTTTGTTATAGCAAAATCTTCTACAGCATATTTTAACTTATTTAATATTCCATCTTTACGATTCAATACCTACATAAATCTAGCTTCTATTTGTGGCATCATATTTTCATTACTATTAGTGAGGAATGATATGAAACTCATAGCCTCATTCATTATATTAGTAATTTCATCATATAATTCCTTTACTTCAGGTTTATTCATTACTTCGTTATAAGCTTTACTATTATCATAATATTTCTTGTTAGGCTAAATAGCAGGTCCATTTTCATCAAATTCAGGATTGTACCACTCTGAAGATTCTAGTATTTTAGAATATTTACTAGATGGTACTATCTCTGTATACTACTGAGCAAATTCAGGTAGTGGTCTAAGCTCTGTATAATATGAAGCTGGATGCATAAATCCTCTTGCATCTTCATAATGATTATTATTAAACCATTCATTATATGCTTGCGTACCTACATTTCTAGCCTGCTCCATATCACGATAGTACTATTCTGTATTTACTATCTCTGCAAAATTTGAAAATTTATCAGCTCCTTCTGTTTTTTGAGTAGCAGTATATGCGTTTGCTATATCTTGATCTAACTATAATAAGCTTCTTTTCTCATCGTTACTTAATGAGTAAATGTCAATCTTATTCGTATGGGGATCCTTATACAAATTTTGTAATTGTCTTCTCCTCTGACGCAGTTTCTAATAAGTACTTTCGGGATCTTTGTTAGCAGAATCAGATTCTAGGTTAGCTATTCTGTCATAGAAATCTTGAGTATACCTAGTTACAGTATTTCTTTGTTTCCATAACTATACTTCAGCGGTTTCACCTCCATATCTTTCTATTACTTTAGCTAAATCCTTTTCATACTTATCCTTATCAATATCATATTTAATATGTTTATTTACTTCTTCATGAAAAGCAGTTAATTCATCTGCTATTACTCTATCTATTCCAGTTTTTTCACTACCGTCTATATTAAATATATTAGATAGTAATCTTTTTTGTTTACGTAAAGATTCTAGCTATTTGTATTCTGCTTCTGTAAGTAGGTTTTCATACTATACACCATTAATAGTCATAGATTGTGTAATGCCATCTATCATACTTTGGATCTCCCTTTCAGCATCTCTGGTCTTCATAGATAACATCTTATTTCTAAGAACATAATATTCAGCTTTGTATCTCCTTTGCGCTCTATCTGCATACCACTTAGTTAATTCATCGAACCACTTCTTTTGTATATCTTCATTTTGCGGTAACACATACATGTTATTATTGTCTTTAGATATACCTAATTTTTCAGCTAATTTATCCATGAACTATCTCTGGTCACGCTTTAATTGACCATTATTCAGTGGGGATACCTTATTACCAGAGTATGTACCATCGTCTAATTTTTCATATAATAGCTTCTATACATCATTACCGTATTTTTCTTTGGCTACACTTACTAATTTAACTAATTTAATACCAACTTCCATAGTTTCTCTATCTGTGGCATTTTTAGCATCATTAAGCAATTTGGCTATAATCTATTGCACAGCATTATTGCTATTACTAGACATACCGAACCAATCCATGAATAAACTAGAATCATGTTTAGGATCATCTAACCAGTTAATAGTATCTTGTATCATATTCTGTGGCATACCTAATTCTGTAAGATACTATTGTAATGCACTATAACCTTTAGATTTAAGTACATTTATAAACTTATTATTAACATTGTCTATTTGTTGTGATAAGGTAGTAGCTAATTCTTTTATATAGCTATAATCAGGTTTATCTTTGAGTATATCAGTAGTATCAAACAGATACATTATATCATCCATAAGAGGCTTATAGAAGCCAATATAATCATTAGATAACTATCTAATCTGTTTAGCACTAATATTCTTTGTAGGTTTACTTAAGAATTTAATACTATCGTTTATAGATTCATCAATATGTTGTAAGAATTGATATATGCCTTCTTCTGTTTCAGAGTTAGCCAACTACTGTATTACAGTCTATAGCTGATTCCATACTTTAGGATTCTTAACAGTGTATCTTTTAATAGAGTTTAATCTATCCTTTAAACCTTTCTATATTTTTTCATATAATTTGGTTACTTCATTAATTACTCTCATATCCTCTTGAGGTATTGGAGTAAAGTCTTCTGGATTATATGTTACGCTAGGGGAAGATATTACATCTGAAATAATGGGCTCCTTGTTAGCGTCTAAATCTTTGCCGTTTGACCATGTTTTATATGATGTAGAAAATATCATTACTTTAGCTTTTATAGCTGCTTCTCTATTATCATCAAAATGATCTAATAAATCCTAAAACAGTATAGAAGGCTCCCCGTTTGGAGCCTTATCTATACCATGACCATTATTCAAATCCCAGACAGTATATGCAACTTCTGGTACAACTCTTTCTAGTTCCTTCCATTCTGGAAGATTTTTATTTGGACATTTATACATATTATCTGGAATTATAAATTACATATGAATTTTCTTAACGCTTCCTCAAGTTTATCTTGTGTATTAACATTATCTCTTGCCATCTACTGTGCAAATTCATTTAAATAGGTCTGCCTTTCATCAGCTGTTAGATCTTCTAACGTATCTAATACTTCAGATATTCTTTTATTACCTTGATCATACAACGCCATTAAATCTACACCAGTAAGTTCCCTGTTGAAGTTAAGAGGAATATAGTTTTTACCAGATTTTTTGTATTCCTCTATAGGAATAATAGACGGATGAGTATCTATAGTAAGATCATACGTACTGGTTTCTGTATAAATGCCTTTATATAGTTTATCACTCTCGTGCATACTTATTATTCTTGCGGGAAGCATACTACCATTTAAACGGAAATTAATTGGTTTACCTTTTCCTTCTTTTCCGCCTATTGCATTGTACAATTCGGAAGCAATAAATTCTGGTATATTTATGGTTATTCTAGCAATTTGATCATCTGGCTTATCGTTTAATTGTTCCTAAACATCATCAATAAACTTCTAAGTAAGAGAACGATTGAAACTAAAGGACTGTATATTTTCTCTATACCATCTCTATGCAGTTCTAGTAGAATTCCAGTCATTATACATTTCGGTATTAAAATTGTCGATCAACGTATTCAAACTATCTATAAGATTATCCTCTATTGTAGAACTGTTCCCTATATGAAATTTATTAAACAGTTTCAATATAATTTTTTTAACGCTATCTATAATATTATTTAATAGATTGTTTCTACGAAGTACTTCTCTAAATCTTGGATTCGCTAATTCTGCGATCATCTCCTTTTCACTAGAGAGCCCATAATATAAATCTTCATTTGGCAATACTTCATCACCAAACATTATATAGTTCTATTTTTCGTTGTTTAACAATGTTTTGTAAGATGCTTTTATTATATTTACGGCATCCTGAACCTCTTTAGGCATACTTTCAACATTATCAATAGCATAACTACTTACTACATGAATATACTCATGCGATAACAATTGATGCAGTGACATTCCGTTCTACTTTAGTAAAGATTCATAATTCTTACTCAACTATATACTATTGTTGTCAGAATTATATTGTGCAATAGTTGAACTACCAGCAAGCTCTCTCTAATCTACAAGGACTACCTATATACCTAATTTGTTTATTAAATCAAACAATTTTGAAGATACTTCATCAAAATTCAATTTTTTAATATCGTTAGGTAGGTTCTCAATTCTGAATGTATTTTCATATACATCTCTAATAGCTTCAATACCATTTTGATTTATATTACGTGTACCTATACCTGCAAAATTAGGAGTAAGCGTAGGAGTACCTATTTCAACCCAATCTTCATCTACTTTAGTATACCACTTATTACGTTCTTGATCAAATACATAAACTGGCTTATTAACATCTATAGCCATCTATACTGCCCAGCCAGTACCTCCGTCAACTACATTATTCTTTAGTTGCCCTATCGCAAAAACAGCATCAGAATTTTCAACCTATATCCAATTGCGAGCTAATAAATTCATATATTTGTCAGGTCTTCTATGAAGTGTTTCATTTGCTTTATATACATGCTATTTTCCTCTTTTAAACTGTTCTTCAGTTATCTCTATATTACCATTGGGAGTTTTGGCTCCGTGATAATAGTGATTAGATACTACTCCATATTCTTCTCCTATTTCACCCCACATAGTATCTGAACCTATGGCACCTCCAGAATGATTGACGTAAGTAGTAACAGCGTTTTCAGTATCATTATCATCAGCTTCTTCAAGTACAACGCCTTCAACACTATCGTCAGTATCATCTTGTTCGTACTCAAATATTCTATCCTGTTCAGCTATAGCATAATTCATGCCAGAATATGATGGTAATTCTCCAATATGGTGCATATATGCTTTATCTTGTTCAAAATATGTTCTTTCTACTTCATCAGTCATATCAGATAATGCATCAAGATTATTCAAAGCTTCAAAATAATCCCATTCATTTTCCTTATTGAATTCAAATTGAGTTGATAAACCATATTCTATAATAGTATGGCCCTTGTAACTATAACCCTTTTTAGATACCAGACCATATATAGGAGTGTATAGAGTTCTGCCAGTAAGCTTCCCCTACCATGTTCTTTCTGGTTTATCAATATATCCTATTAATCTGTACACATGCCAGTTAGCAGGTTCAAAACCTAAACTGTCTTTTACCTTAACATAAGGAGGGAATATTGGGTATTTTATATCATCTACTGTTACCCAGTTTAATGGTTTAATAACAGCAGTCTACATATCAGTTCTCTATCCTAATATAATATTTGGCATAGCTGCATCTTTATTAAGGCTTACAGATCTTAATGGAGCTTGATATTTACCACCATACATGTCTACAGGTCTTACAAGCTTATCATTCTACCAATTATTCAAGAATAAATCCTCAATGTCATTATAAGATTTATCTGCATTGTTAACCATTTGATCTAATTTACCTTGAATGAATTGAGTATATCCCATACTTACCCTTTCACTATTAGGCAGGTATTGGAAGAATGCATTCATCACTGTATTATCTCCAGATGTGTAGAAAGAATATACTGCTAAATCTCTGAACAATCTCTTAACTGATGGTTCTGGATCATCTAACAGTTGCCTCCAATAGTTAATAAGATTGTTAGCTTGCGCCTGATCTGCATTTAACTATTCCGATCTATCAATAAAGTCCAAACCATTTTTATTAATATTAGGAATTAAGTAGTTGACAAAATCATTAGCTATAGTACCATCATTGTTTAATAAGTGACTTAATCTAGGATTACCCTTTAATATCTCCTACTTAAATCGATACAATCTATTAGGTATAGAATTATGCCCTTGGAACATAGTATTTAAGTCTATATTGTTATCCTTAACATATTGATTAAAGAATTGACTCTTTATCTAAGCTTCCATTCCATTTATTACTGCGCTAAGTAATTTAGAATCAGCATTAGCGGCTCTACCTACTAATGATAAAGCTATATGTTTTTGATTAGCAAATTGATCAGTATTACGTAGTAATAAGTTTCTAAATATAGATGAACCCAAAGGTATACTATTTTCTGTTTTTGTACGAATGAATGTTTCATTAAAGAATCTAGTAACCTCACCTTTAGCGAATTTACTATTTTCTTCCATGTCTAACATACCTTTATAATATATATCTTGCTCAGCAAAAGTTTTACCAGTCTTCTTAGTATCAATCTTTGAGAATTTAACAAGATTAGCTAAATCGTCTGCATAAGGTTTAAGAGCTAACCAAGCGTAGTATATTCTTACTTGTTCCTCATTAAAGTTCTTAGAATCTTCTGGGTTAATCTTTAATAACTACCTTGTTCTTGACGTTATTTCTCCTTTATCGTCAATATAAGTTCTAAATAGATCTTGATATTCTGAAGCTTTAGTTTCATTTTTTCTGTTTATATATTCATACTTTCTACGTAACTTTTTAGTAGGGTCATATTTATCTAATACTTTTTCAATAGCTTCTTTCTCAAGTTGAGAGGGAGTCTTAGTTCTATCAATACCGTACTTACCTTTAGTTTTAAGTACTTCATTAGCCATCTCTACTAATATGGGTTGTCTAATAAAATAGAATGTTTGAGCGCCTTTACCTGTACGTAATAAGAATGACACCATATTATATGTCCAAGCATTAACATTAAGCTTAACAATATAAGGATCTTTGGCTATATCTACGAATGCATTAATCATAGCAGATAACCAGTCTAATATACGACCTCCTTTAGGATTACCTTTTGTAGGATAGTCGTATATTCGACCTATATCTTCTATCTATAAAGTTCCTGTGAATTCATTACTCTGCATTCTGATACCTACTAACTGAGTAAGAATATGATGAGCATTATTCAATGCAAAAGGGCCAATACCAGCCTTACCACCAGTATATTCTGCCTTTCTATCTTCTTGGTATCTAGGAGTATATACTTCAAATGGTTCTGGATGATATGAACTAGTACCTTCAATATCTTTAAGTATTCCCTTAACCGTATCAGTAGCATCATCAATAGAACCTTTTAACATAGCTGAATTATCTTTAGTAAGAAGAATTTTGATATACATTTTAATAATGTCATTCTTATAAGCGCTAGCCACATCTTCTCTAGTTAATGCACCGCCGTGAGTTATAATACCTCCATTCTTATTGAAAGAGTATCTAGCTACATATAGTTTATCAATATCAAAGTCAGAACCAGTAAGCTTAGTAAATCCTTCAGGTAGCATGATAGTATCACCCATAATTTCAGGGAATACATCTACGAATCTTAATGCAGATATTGATGCAATGGACTGTGTAGGAATACGATAACCAATTCCGGTAGCATCTGCATTCTATCCTATGATATTATGGTCTAATAACCACTTTCTAGCTTGTTTAAATGTCATTTTACTGTAGTTAGGTATCATATGTTTAAATAAGTTAATACTTACTACAGAATCCATAGAACCGTCCTTCTCATTTATCATAAGTAACGGTTTTCCGTCATTGATCATATCTTCTGTAATAACATTCTAGCTAGTAGCTTCGAGTCCAAATGCAGACCTTTGAATGAAAGCCCCACCTGGCATATGTACATCAATAACTAGTTTATTAATCATAGATATAAATCTACTTTCTAACCATTTATTGTCAGATAATGCAGATAAAGGTATTACAAATGCATTGTTCTTAGTTTTAAGACCAGATAATACATTATCATTAGCGTCAGATTCTCTAGCGTCACGCTCTAACATATTACCTAACGCTGTAACATTTATATTACCGTCTACAAACAATTCATCTACTATATCCTATCTACCCATATTAGATAAAGTATTCAATGCTCCCATTACTGTATCATTGATTTCTCTACCTGTTACTTGAGAACCGTCTGGACCATATAAATCATCCTTACGTAAATTAGATAAGTTTACTTTTAAGAACTGTGTACCAGCCATCTATTCCGGATGAGTATGTGGATTAGTCTCTAACTGCTGTCTGATATATTTAAACTTCTATCTATATGTTACTAGTTTACTTAAATCAGTAATAGTATTACCCTATCCGCTTTCTGCCCAGTCTACTATAGAAGCAGATAATACAGTCTAACCATCTTTAAGTTCTATTTCACTATCTTTAGCCTTTCTATAGTATGCAGTAGGAGATTCTGAACCAGCTTTAACTGCAGAATCAAACATAGCCATATCAATAGGATCATTAGGATCTACCATTCTGTCATATAAAGCTTTAATATCTCCAGTAGCTACAGATTTAAATAACGGGAATAAAGCCATCTTATTGAAGTAAGGTATACCTAATCCATTTCTAAATCTGGTACCAAACGCTATATACTTCATAGCATTTAATATGACTTTATTAGCTTCTGCATATAACTTAGGATCAGATTCCCATTTATCTGCAGTAACAGGATTAGTTAATACCTCAAACGCTCGTTTGATATCTGCATTCCATACGCCACGCATTCTGAGTAAATCTCTAGTCATATTAGGGCTTATGTATACAGCAGCATCGGCTACATTAACGCCTTTCTTATAACCAGCCACAGCTACCTTAGCGGCCTGTTTAGCAATCTTAGTTTCTTCAGGATACTACTTCTCTATATCACGTATGCTAAGATCTTTTACCTCATTCCAAGCTTCTTCTCCTAACATTTCCTATATAGTTTCTTTTATATTTGCCCTATAGAACAAACCTTCATACTCATGGTATTGTTTATCCATGATTTCGTGATCTTTAAGCTCTGTAACTACATATTCATCACGCATTGGATCATTAAAGAAGTCTAATCTATTATTCAAACCAGTTGATGTCAAAGAACCTAAACGTTTGATTTTGTCAATAGATACGTCTGTTATACCCTCTCTATCATACTTTACTTTGTAATACGCAGGTGAACCACTAAATAGCTTTTCTACTTCTTGAATAGATATTATACTATTCATCACATAGTCAGATATCATATCAAATACTGCATATGCTTCCGCATTAGCACTATCCACACTCTAATATCTAGCTGATCTTTCTGTTACTACATTATCATCAAGTAATACATTACGTATACTCCGTATATTGCCTTGATCATTCATAGTAATTAAACCAAGATCTCTAGCATATTCTAATTCTTTCTTTACCCTGCGATTAATTAATCCAGCTAAGAAAGCTTTTTGTGTTTCTGGAGAAGTATTAAAGAAATAATCTTTAGCTAACTGTAAACACTCTTTAGCTGATTTAGTGGGGTCATTGAAATTAACAAAACCTTTATTGGTATATATACCGGTTAAGAATAAGAATCTAGCGCCATTACCTTCCAAAGTTACAGTGTGCTTAACTCCATCTTTATCTTCATAATCATATTTATTGGGAGTATGGAAGTTTTTAATACGTCTAGATGGCTCAATCCAATCATTATTTATAGTACCATCATCATTATAATGTAATCCAGTTTCTGGATTATAATGATTAGGATCATCATCTATCTGTCTTAAGCACAACTCTATTTGGTTTAGTTCATCGTAACAATAACCTAATAGATAGTCCATAGCTTGTTCGCCATACTGAACAAAAGTTTGACCATTATTATTATTGAATCTAATAGGTTCGTGTGGTAATGTTATTCCTTTAATGAAATGATATGTTTTCTTATCTGCTACTGTAGGGAATATTATTCTATTATTAAATACAGCTGTCATTTTAGCTATATAGTCCTCTCTGTCAGTAATGCCATGATAATCTCTACCTTTATCTCCAGTAGTAGTATCTTTAAAGTTAATAAAGGTTTCCATTGATAGATTCCTATTACCTCCTCTAACTGCCTACAATATAATAGAATGTTCATTATAAACTACAGATTCTAATTCCTAGAATACAGTAGGATCTGATACTATTTCATTAAGTCTATCTTTAGCAAAATTATTCTGCGATACCATATAATAAGAATTACCATCAGGACCATAGCTACTCAAACTATTATCTGTAGCATGTGTAAACGCATAATAATTAGCTAACTCTTTAACGTAGCCTATGTTATTCCATACCTATGTAGGATCAACAGTTACTTCGTTTACTTTAATTTCTTTAATAGTACTATCATTATTTATAGCATTTTTAATTGCTTCAAGTACACTTACTATTTTTGGAATACCACCGAAATTAACAGTTGAACTGGAGAACTCACTAATAAGGGTAAATGCATCTGATTTAGGATTACCATATCTACCGGATAATAACATCTTGTCTATAGTAGGTACATCAATACCGATACCTATTACATTAAACATGTTAACTAAATACTTCTTAAGCATTTTCTAGTTAGATGTTTCGTGCAAATCAATATTTCTATCTCCTATCTTAAGTATACCTTTATTGTTTCTAAAGGCAGTTATAACACTATTAAAATTCTTAATTACAGTATCAAGAGCTTTTTTAGATCCTTCTTCGGCTATTATTACGCCTTCTTTATCGTATTTAAATAATCCGGCATTAGTAAATAATGCTTGAGACCATACTTTAGGATAAGTAGCTGCCTTAACATCGACAGTGTTGTCTACGAGTTCATGCTTAATAAAACCAGTCTCTGGATCTTTACTTATCTTAGCAGTTACATAATTGTTTATATCACAGGTAACCACTGTCTCTATTTTGGTAAGCATAGCTTCAGCATCAGCAGCCTTAACTAAATCTTCCTTCTGGTTAGAATCTTTAATAAGTCTGTTAAGTTTAAATAATAAAGCAGAATGAAAAGCACTACCATTTTGAGCATAAGTAGCTACTTTATCAACTATATTAGCTATAGTACGACACCCGGACAAATCTTTAAGTATATTGTCCCATGCAGTTTTAGCATCAACAAAATTAGCAAAATGAGTAATAGGATCTATCTTCATAGACATAGAGCCATCTGGGCTAATTTCATATAAAGGTATGGTTTGGAAGAAGAACTTAACCTCTGCAGGAGCATTATCCTTAATAGATACATTCATTCCCTCTACAGTATGCTACCCTATATTAACTCTTTCTGCTCCCTCTTCTATATCACTTATAGTTTCATCCTCATTACGATCTATAGCTCTAATACCTAGTTGTTTTAATCTAGTAGCTATAGTTGGCATAAATACAGTCTCATATTTCTCAAGAATCTCATCCATTACAGGAGAAGGATAAGTTCTAGCTTGCGCTTCTATAATAAGCTTAAGCCTTTCAAATTGTTGATTATCCTCAGCCAATGCTGAATATTCAATATTAGGCACTGTAGTTTGCCCATTTACTCTAAAGAATGCATATGTGAGAGACTTGATTATATTATCAAATTGATTGTATTGAGTAATTGTTTTTAACTCATAACCAGCTACTTCTAGATTAGGACCAGATGTACCATATATTTGTCTAAATCTATTTACATTCTCTTCGTTAGGCTTAATTCCATAGAACTTTCCCCTATTAATATCAGAATATATCTTAGCTAATGCATATTGACCAGTTCTAGCCCACAGCTTAATAAAATCTAAAATCCTTCTAAACCAATTCTTAGTATCAAAAGCATAGCTCCCAGCTTCATTTAACATAAAGTCTCTAAATTGATCTGCTAAAGCCTCTTCTATTTGAGAATCCGTCATTTGAGGATTCTTTTTTCTCATTCTATTATAGATTCTTTCTCTTCTTTTATTATCTATCAAGAGTAAAGAAACTCTATGCCATGCTTCATGATACTCTGTACCTACAGGAGCAAAATTACTAATTAATACAGAATCTTCTATTACTCTACCTACTACAGCTGTACCAGCTTCTGTAACATCTATTATAGTAGGAATAATTTGAGGAGATGTTCCAAAAGTAGAACTTAACCATTCTTCGGCTTGTTCTGGATCTATTCTTTCATTTACCCATAGAGTATTGTCTTCCTATACTTCTACCTCCATATTAGGGCCTCGTTTCTTCCCATCTAATATGGCAAATATATCTGCCATATTCACAGAAGTCTACTTACCACTTTCATCTGGTAGAGTAAATACTTTAGTTTTAATAGGATCTTCGTATTCTTTCTCTACCTTTTGTTGAGCTTGCTACTGTATCTTTTCAGCGGCTTTATCTGCTAACATTACATCATCAACATATATATTAGAATCCCATAACTCATCAGCTATATCAGTAAGTAATATACCTTGTTTGATATACCATCCTAAAGTACTCATACCGTTAGGATGTTTACTGTCGATAGTTTTACGACCATTACTTCCTGGAATTATACCAAATTCACTCTAATCTAACTCTATTAAACCAGGGATAATAGTAAGCTTATCTATGTTGCTATTCTTTAAGAACGCAGCAACTGACTTAAATCTAGGATCTGTTACTTGTGATTGTAAATCTCCTCCTAAGTAATAAGTATTAAGTGCTTGTTCATCTATATTCCAATGGAAATTAGACATTATATAATTTTTAGCTTGTTGTCTAATATCCGGTTGACTAACTAAGTCACTTATACTATAGCTAGTATTACCTATTACTAAGTTGCCATTATCATTTACAAAAAATTGTTTTCTTTGTTTGGCTTGAATCTGTTGTGGAGTAAACCTAGTATCATTAGGATTCACAGCTGTATGAGGACCAAAGTTTACTATAAAATCTAATATATCAATAGGTCTAATATTAGTCTTAACTCCTTTAGCATCAGTATAGAATTGTTCGTTACTAGTGACTAAATTCAATATTAGATCTGCTATTTGAGGTTTGTCCGCAAATGTCTAATAGTTTAATTTAACTAATTTAGTATCGTATTCGCCATCTAATCTAGGAACTTTTAACACCCACATGGGTTGACCAAGACTACCACCTTTTACAGATAATATAGTGTTTCGTAACCTTATTACCTCATTGTTTATAGGACCAGTAGTTATACCTATCTACGTATTATCTGGAGTTATTTCAAATGGATCTTTTATAGTTAACCATGCGGAATCTAGTAAGCTTCTATTCTTAGGGCTATTATCTGGATTTTTTTCATTTCTAAATCTTCCAGTAGTAGCTCTAAGAGCTGTAGGAACTACCTCAAGGTTTGGATTCTTTTTAGTTTGTTCATACAGTTCTATAATCTTATTTCTCAATCTGACCAGATTATCTACAATCTTAGTCTATTTTTCAAACGGTAGCCTATTAAACGGGCTATATCTACCTCTAAGACCACCTTCAACAGTTTTAATAGCTCCGGCGTATTTTTTACCTTTGTAATCAAATATAGCATAAATAGCAGGTTCTACTTTTCCGTCTTTATTAGTATAATCGTGTACTTCAAAGTGAACCCCGTTGTTCATTACTTCCGGTATAAAGTCAGGTTTACTACTTACTAACGATAAATCATCATCATTAAGGTAGTCTTCCATTCCTTGATATCTCTTAGATATTCTAATGTAATTACCATTAGCATCTCTAGAACCTTCACTTAATCTGTAATTGATTTCATGAGAATATGGGTCTTCATCTTTATCATATGTTAATTCCTATGTATTTACAGTAGTGGGCTATTCTACTGGTATCTATTCCTGCTGAGGCTGCTGTGACTGTTGCAAACTACTAGCTGCTTCTGCTCCTAGCCAATCACCCATTATACTAGCTAATGTTGGTAATTCTGCTTGAGTTGGCTGTTCTTGTGTAGGTGTAGCAGGTACTTCTGGAATAGCATCTGCACTCTTAGTAGGAGTATCGTCATTCTGCTTTACTACTTTCTATCTTTCTTCTGATTTTATTTCCTCTAACTTTTCTGCAGCCTATTGCTCCTCCTATCTAGTTTGCTTCATTTCTTCAAGTCTAGCAGGAGCCTAATCTTTTATACGTTGCGCTATTTTACTGTGACTCTAAATAATAAACTTTGACAATTCAACTTGAGAGTTAAGAGTATCTGCTAGTCTATTAGCTTTACTAGAATTACCATTAGTATACAGCTCTTCTTCTAACTACATTCTAGTATCTCTCATATCTTCCCATAGATTCTTTAATCCATCTTCAGAATTCTCCATAAACTTAGATGCACTATACTCCTGATAATTCTACCTATTTGGATATAGGTAAGAATAAATATCTTTCATAGCTTGACCTGCATCAGCATACGATTTACCAGCTTTGTATTTAGTACTAGGTACAAGAACAACATCTCCTTTAGAGTTCCTTTCTTGTTCAAAGTATTTATTACGTATTGCACTAGCGTTCTATCTTGCCTCTGTTATATCTTCTGGTTCAGTTGCTACATCTTCAGCAGTATCCTACGCTTTACTTTCTGCAGCAATGGTAGGTTCAGGATTGGTAACTTCAGGTGTTGTTGTAACCTCTACAGGTTCTGGAGTTATTTCTTCACTATCTATTACTTCATCCTCTTGCTTCTTTCCAGAGTATAAATCATCCAACTCCTATACAAAAGTATCTTCCTGATCTTCCACATCTAGCCACTTATTGATTTTTGCTATAGCTCCTTTAGGACTATTCATAGCATCTCTCTCAGCCTTAGCTCTTTCAAAGTCAAGATTTGCTATAATTTCTTTTTCTTGCAAGTCTTTAAGTGTCTAATGAATATTAGGAACACTCAACTGCTACTCCGTAATACCTAAATCTTCTGCTTCTTTACGCAGCTATTGATAAACAGCGTCTATCTGCTGTTTATCTTTATTTAACAAATGTTTAAATTTGATAACATCAGACTTAGAAGTACGTATGCCCGTATTTTTCTCTAATTCAGACAGCTTGTTACCATTACTGGTATAATCAGTTATGAGTTGATCATATAACTCAGTCTGTGATTTTAATCTGATTAAATTACGAATAGCTACTTCTTGATCAGGGGTTACATCAGGCTTAATAGAAGATATATACTGGGATATTTCAGGACTATACATTAACTAGTCTACCTCTGATGTTATATTAGCTCTATTATTAGCAGCTTCAGTAAGTAACGCTTCGTGGTGTTCTTTTAATGCTACAAATACATCATACTCTTCTGTTCTAGGATCTATTCCTGCTTTCATTGCTTGACTCATAGTGACAGGAGAAGTATACATATTTCTAATGAGTTCTGCCCTCTTTCTCTCGTTCTATATATCCTGTATATCTAATCCTTCTGTTCTAGATACTATATTTTCAGCTTCATCAAAAGAACTCATAAGGTTATCATATTTACCAGTTCTAATGAAACTACTATACATGGCATTCTTTCTAACTCTATCTTTAGCATCCATCTATTCTGCATACAAAGCAGATACAAATTGGTCAGTAGGTAATTGATTATTTATTTGTATTGCTGCAGATGGAGCACCGTATACAGTAGTCATTAAACCTCCCAACAATGCACCGCCTTTAAAGTTTTCCATGAATTCCTAATCATTTGAATACACAGGATCCCACGGAGTAATAGCTGCAAATACAGCACGAGCTCCAGTACCAATGTTACGTATAAAACTCTTTACTAGATTTGGATCAGCATCAAAATTATTGTCTATATATCTCTATCCTTTAATGTACTGAATACCTTCTTCAGCTCCTTCTAGTATACCAGATACTAATATACGACCACCTAAATCAGTAATAGCTCTACGTTTAGTTCTTATAGGTAATCTACCAACATTATCTAAACCGAATGAAGTTATATCATCTATTCGATTAGATAATTGTTCTTGTAAACCTTTTCTTAATTTTGCACCTTTTTCAGCTAAAGTTTTTAAACCTTTTACTTTTTTAGCCACAGAACCTATAGGCACTACTTCAATTGCTTGTTGAGCTACGTCACTAATTGATAAAGCCATATTATCTATATATAAAGATCTTAAACCTTCTCTATTATCTAACATAGCTTTATTAAACTTTCTATTGTTTATCTTGATATCTCCAGAAAGTATACGATCATATACATATTCATCATCATTAATTTGTTCTGTACTATAGCCTTGTTGCGCCATTTTAATTTTAGCATCAGCTAATACGTCTTCATCTACTCCTAATTTCTTAGCTGAATTCTTTACGGATTGCTTGTAGTTCTGAAATACTTCAGATTTAGATTCTTGATCTCTACTATATAAATTAGAACCTATAGATACTAAAGCTGCAGCTCCCGCCACTAATGGGTTTCCAGCACTAGCTGCGTAGTAGGCAGATAAAGTACCTAATATAGAAGACCCTACAGAGGCGGCACTAGAACCTAATAGACCAGGTAATTTAAATAACCATGTATCTATATCGGAAAAATCCATACCAGACTTCTCTTTATTTTTTCTATAGTACTGTGAAGTTAATTTTTCATCGAAACGTTTAGCCTTATCGGATTGTATTTCAGCATCTCTGAGAGAGACTATTCTCTTATTGTAGATATTATCATCCTACATACTACCGTCAGGTCTAGTAATAGGATTGATTTCTTTGTCTATTTCTATTAATGTGTTATCTAGATTGCCTTGTTTAAGACTACCTGTAATATAACTATTAAGATAATTGTTATTGAATTTACCAGATATAGCAGTATCATATGCAGATTTATTATTAACTTGCATTAAAGAGGCTTCCTATAACTGCTATTTTAACTATTCATTAGTAGGATCCTGACTTAACTGTCTAGATAATTCTATTACTGCTTTACTAGAGTTTATATAATCTTTTAGGCTGATTAAGGTATTATAATCCTAATCAGCCATTATATACTCTCCTAACTTAGCGTCTCTTTCAGTTTGTGCTTTCGTTAAATTCCAATCATAGAACGCGTTAGAAGCCCAATCTGTAAAGCCATAATTATCAGGTGCTTCTTCATAGTTAGCATCTGGATTAGCCATACGATGCATATACTCCTCAGTATTAATCTGAGGAGCTATCATAGCGTCATACATTGCCGTTCTTTGTCTAATACCATCTATTAACGATGTATCGTATACTTTCTTTTTCTTTGCCATATTTATCTACCTAATAATTGTTGTGCTGATGTCTGGTATTCATCTTTAGCTTGAGAAGATCCTCCAATACCGCTAGAAGATCCGCCTTGCCATCTTTGATTTACTCTTTGCCAATATTCTGAGGATGTATATGAATTTGGTAATGTTCTATAAGCATCTACTTCATAGTATTCAACCCCATCTTCGCCTACTACTTCAGTTACTTTAGAAGCGCCAAATTGTTGTTTGAGAGCTCCTTTAGTAGTCTGTCTACCAAATGGCATAGAATAACTAGAGGCCATTTCATTAAACCATATGGGATTATTTATCCACATGCCTGTTCCTAATGATTCTTCAATTCTTTCCTTGGGTATTCTAAGTTTGCCAGATAAAGCCATACTTCCAGGTCCAGTCTTTACTACTTTATTATTTGGTATAAATTGAACTCCACTTAACTGACCACTTTCTACTAATTCTCTAAATGGAAAACTAGTGTCTCTTCCTATACCGGCATCTCTACGAGCTCTTCTACCAGGTCCTTCATTGCCAGCAATCATACTAAATACCGTTTCTGGTAATAAGAATCCTTCTGTAGTGTTAAATTGATATCCCTAATGTTTAATACCGTCACTATCTTGTATTTCTGTAGATAATGCTCCAACACCCGTTAATAAGTCGTCTTTGTCAAGTAGACCAACAGGAGCGCTTACTTTGTTAAGTGCAGAATTTACTCCTTTTAAATAAGATTTAGTATTAAACTCTTTACTATCTTGACTAGTTAATGGAGAGAAACCAGCTACTCTCTAAAATTCATCTCTTACTACATGTTTGCTAGCTAAACCAACCATCTAACTCTATAACTGCTGAGCTCTGTTGCTAGCAGCTACTGCTGTTACATAATCTTCATCATTACCAGTTTGTCTATATCTAGCACTATACTCATTAGCTGCCTATACCATGGATCCGTATTCATTCTGCATTCTATCTATATTGCGCAGACCTTTGCGCGCATCATCCGCAATTTTACTATTTGGATACTTAGTGATCAAACTAGATATATAATCTCTATAACTATTAAATTTATTACCTATACCAGACATAGTATTTCTAGTAATGCTATCGTTTAAGAAATCTAATCTAGTAGGATTAGGTCTTATTACTTCTTCATTACTGCCCCTGTTACTTTGTTTAGCCATAGCTAACCAATATGGATCTACAGTATCTTGATTCACAATTCTATCTCTCTGTGAGTCAGCTATCATTCCTACGAATCTCTATCTAGCTAATTCAGTATTACCTCCAGAAGCGTCTAATGCTTCTCTATAATACTGTTGACCCTAAGGCGTACTAATTAAATCATTAAACTTAGCATCTGCAATATCGTACAATGTATCATAAGTAATGCCTACTCTATTGTATTTGACTCCATCTTTCCATACAGACCCTATTGAACTAGGTTTAAGATTACTAAAGTAAGGATTAGCTAGTTCATCGGCAGTCATATAACGTAATGGGGTAATTTGATCAAATACTCTTTTACTACCTAAAGTATCATAATTAGGTATATTTGCAGAATCCCAGCTTCGTTTATATCTACCCTCTGCTTCCATTTTAGCTCTCATTTCAAGTCCAGCTCTAAGATTATCAGCACTTTCTTTAAGCAAACTCAATGATCCATAATCTGTATTACTAATAATCGACTGTAAATTAGCACGAAAACCTGCATCTTTTAAGGCATCTGGATTAGAAACTATTTGATTAATAGCATCTTGTACATCTTGACGATTAATAGTTAAATTGTAGTAATTCTATGTGTCTATTGCAGATGGTGATCTAAATTCTCCAAACTTTTGTAACTAAGTATTAAACTATTGTGCAGCCTCATCTACAGCTTGCTTCTACGCTGCCCCTATTCTATATAATTCACCAAAGTTAATAGGTACATATGTATTTAATATAGGAGCTTCCGCTGCTCTATCATATCTATTAGCCTACATTGTTACCTCCTTTTCTTAACCATTTATTAAACTGTCTAATAGTATCTGCTGTATAACCAGATTGCAAAAATGGAGCATACATAGCTAACATTGCATTATCTCTAGCTTCCTGATTACGCATTAACTCTCTATTCTGAGCCCATTGACTTAACTGACTTAAACCAGCTCTACGTATATTTCTAGCAG